ATTAGCATATAGTTGACCGAATTGCTTTTGAGTTAGCCCCATTGCGTGAGCTTGTTCTTTAAGTGAAGTTGGTACTTCTTTGCCTTCAACGGCATAAGTATTCAAATCAGCTGGACGACCAAGTTTATTTAGTATGGTTGTTACTCCAGCTTCGTCTGTTGCATCTGGCACTTTCATTAAGTTAGGTGCAGCAGTAAGTAGTTGTTCATTGAACTTAGTAACTTCTTCAGTACTTGCATTTTCGCTTGGTACACGAATGCTAGTAGCATTGCTTTCAACTAAGTTAATGTAGTTTTTAGCTAATGCAGAGAAATCTGTAATACCTTCAAGTGAAGCATTACCGCGTAAGTCTTCTGATATACCTTCGCGCCAATCTTTCGCTGCAGCTTGTCCAGTCTCTTGTCCAGTCTCTTGTCCAGTAGTATTATCTGTCATAGTTTTCCCCTTGTCTTATATATAGTTCAATGAACTTAAATGCGTCACGTTTACCTAGATTGAAATATGTAGCGTGTGTATCTTCTCCAATCTGATTTTCGGGATTAAGTTCTTTCTTAATCACTTCAAGTACCTCTACACCATCTGGCGTAGAGAATACTTTAGCGAATTTAGAGGCTACCTTTAAAGCCTCTTCTCTAAGCTGTTCTAATTTTTCGTCTTTACCCATTTTCTATCGCTCCTGCTTCGGCTTGTTGCTTACCTGTATTAGCTTGTAGGTTAGCTTGTTCAGCCTGAGCTTGTTCTTGCTGAGCTTTAGCACGGTCATTACGTATCTTAGTTATCTTATCAGCATTGTTGATAAGGTCTGCAGGTACGCCAAGTAAATCAGCTTGTTGTGTAAATACGTTGTCCCATGATGGGATATCCGTTATTTCAGGATGTATCTGTGCCGTATTAGCAACTGATTGTAACCAACGCTCTATGTTAGAAGCTTGGTCAACACGTTGTGCTCTAGCTAATGGTGATGTATATACTACATCAAGTTTGCCTTCTGACTCTGCTACACTAACTGGTACATCTCCAAGTTTTCCTGCACGGAAAAGAATGTTGAATGTACGTTGTATAGTAGGAGACAATAGGTCATTTTCTATACGTCCAGCCGTAGAACCTAGTAAACGTTGCATTAACTCATAACGTACTTGAGTCTCTGTTGCAGTCATTGTACCTGATTCTTTAAGTTGTAACTGGTCTACATAGTAAGTTTGACGTATTGAAGCCTGTATCTGGCTAAGGTTTAATTCACTAACATCAACCTTTAGGTTACTGCTAAGTTCTTTAAACGCATCCATATCACCAACTACGTTTAGACCGCCTGCGCCTGTATCAATATCTGATAATACGCCACGTTCAGTCATAACCAATGGTGGGTCAATTGTCTTCTCACCAGCAACTAATAATAGTTCTTTAATCTGGTTAGCAGTTAAGATATCAGGTAAAGCTAGATGACTTGGGCTAAATCCCCATTGACTACCTTGAGCCTTTCTCCAACGAGGAGCATAAGCAGGCATTTCATAATATCCACCTTCTTCTAATAACTCTTGTGTATCTTCTAGTATCCACTTATATCCATATGGACGTTCAAGTGGAGCTAGTATACCGCTTGCATTCATGTTACCGCTTTTACTTTTACGCTTAAAGATGCAGAATATAACTGACATCTTCTTATTCTGTTGGTCAGGTAACTTAGCCTTCTCTGTAGCAATACTAGGTACTGTTTCAAACTGGTCAATTATCTGTAAAGGAGTACGTTTAACACTACGATATAGGTTAAGTACTGTACCGTGGCGGTCTTCTTCAAATACAATCTCCTGTAATGGAATTGATTTAAAGATAACAGCTCCTTCTTCATCAGGGTCTTCTTCTTGTACTATAATAGAAGTACCATATCCCACCAAATCTATATAAGTTTCATTTACTTCTAAGTTAAAGTTAGAATCAATCAATGCATTATAACATTGTTTGGCTGCATTTTGTATCCACTTCTTGGCTTCTGCATCTTTAAGTAATTCTCTATCACGAAATGCTAACTCGAACCACTGTGAAGCAGGGCTAGTTAATGAGCCATGTAGACTAGCTGATAAAGTCTCTAGACCTTGACTAGCTGTCCCATCGAATACATCTCTGTTCTGTCTCCAATCTAAAGAAGCTTCATTTGTATCTCCAAGAAAATCACTACGCATTGGCATTACATACTTACGTATTATATCCCAAGTAGCTTCAACTGGCTGACGAGCACTTTTTAGTGCAGCCGCCTTGCGTACTATCATGCTATTTTTCATCTGCGTTTCCTTTTATTAGTATAAGCACCGTTCATTGTGATACGAGCTTTAATATCATTACCTCTTCTTAGTCTATCTGCGCTATAACCAAAGTTTACGCAATACTCCCAAGAACTAGCAAGATATCTAAAATTATCTGCACTATGTGATGCCCAATCATGTACGGCTGAATTTGAGTAGGTTTGGTTTTTATCGTCCCATTTACGGCGATAAGCTTTCAAACTCTCTATTAGTTGCTCACAACTCTCATCTATGCATGTATCAACTAATACAGCCCTTGCTGCGTCAATACCTGCTTGCTTATCAGCTCTGTCCAATACTTCGAACGTTAATCCACGTTGCTCAAAGTTACCTTGTTCCAATACATAGTTCATTCGAGTAATACCTGTACTGACTTCTGTCTGCTTGGCATCATGTGGTAATACGATTAAGGCTATCAAGTAACCTTTTTCATTAGCTAATTTCTCAACTTCATATACCCAATCAAGTAATGATTTACCTGAACCTTGTAAGTGGTTGATTACTATAGCATTCCCATTAACACCTGCCTGAGCAAACGTAATAGAAGTTAAATCGTTAAAACCTATATCCATATGAACGTAAACTGGCTTATTAGTATTATGTTTAAATATACCAATTCTGTTTTCCTCTGCCATACGTCCCATTAAGTCTGCATAATATGCACCAGCTAAAGCAACTTCCCAATCGCAATAGTACTCTTGTTTAACTATTGATGGGTCTTGACCCTCATCTACTAGGTCAGTTACCATCCTATCTGTCATTATTCTTACCTTATACATATCCTTGACTCTGCCTTCCTTTATTGCAGTCGGTACTTCCGAAATATCGCTGAACGTTATCTCACCTTGGATTTGCTGATGGATAACATCATTGTCCAGACCTTTCTCTTCGGAAAAGTATGCCCATCTCCATGTATCTCTAATCGTTAAAAAGTCATAATACCATTCGTCGCTTGTTTCAGCAAACATACATAACTTGAAAAAATGATTCTTACCACGAGGCGTAGCGATGTGTAACTCCCAACCTCCTGTTTCATCAAGCATAGGTCGTAGATAGGTACGGACTGTCGGTGCCATTAGTGAGGACTCTGAGTAAATAACTCCGCAACACCCTGCTCCAACTAGTTTGTCTGTATCGGACCCTAATAGCTGATATGTAGAACCATTCTTAAAAGTTACTCGCATAGAGTTTTCATTTATCTTAGATACCATCTCAGGTGGAAAAGCATTCTGGATGAAGCGGTTGCCTAAGCTGTCCATACCATTCCAGATTGCATCACGTGCCTGAGTTTTAAATGGTAGTAAGTGAAAGTACTTACCTACGCGTAACTGACTTGCTATTGCTATCATATGTAATGCGCCAATATCCTTACCAGCCCTTCGGTGTAAAACTTGTATCATCTTGGTTGACCAACTAGGAGGTGGTTCACTGAACGCTTCCCCTTTAGCTTTTGCTTCTTCTTGTCTGTTATGGTAGTCAAGATGTGGTGTAAGTATATTATCCCATGCGTTCTGCTGATAGAACCGTGGTATAAAGTTGTTGGGTAGATTTTTAAGCGTAGCGTCCTTGCTCCACTTAGTTCCACCCACTACAGTGTCTTCTTCATATATATCTGTCATAGTGGGTACCTCTTAGTTAATATCTTTTTCCTTATTTTTTTGAAGCATCTCGAAGTGAGTATTAGTATTAAAAGCATCCGCGCTTATATTAATAATAGTAGTACCAAGACTACCGCTTTCATTCACTTGTCTTATTTTTTCTTCGTCGATTTGCATCTTGTGGAGCGTGCTGATTGCCTTATTAGCTGAGCCTAGGTCTGGCTGTACTTTGCTCTCCATTGCTTTATCATATACCTCTAAGCTCATCATTTCCAACATACGCTTGTTGACTAGGGAGTTTTGAGATAACTTAGCTAATTCCACGTCAATCAAACACTGCACGTCTGGTCTTCTCGCCCATTGTCGGATGACAGAAGCTTTCACCTTGAAGTCCAACGCTAATTCGTTTACATTGGGGTTTTCTGAGTATTTTATGGCAAAGAGCCGAAACTTCGCGTCTATGTTCGAGTTTTCGCTCGGTAATGTTATTTTCGTTGATTTGGTCGGCATAATACCTTCTCCTTTTAAATTTTTCTATTGTAGTGGTGTCGTTCTCATCTAAAGCTTTTTCCAATTCATCTACGTTTTTCTGTAGAAATTTTTGGTTTAACTGTTCGATTTCTAGTTGCATTTGATAGTCCGTCATGTGGAAACCTCCTTTGATTTAAGATACGCGCATTGTAACATTTTTTGAATATCTTGTCAAGAACTTTCGTAAAAATAGTTGCTTAAGTTACAAAAAAAGGGGAACGTGTTGCGATTTAAGTCTATCAGGCGGAAACATTAGCTTTTTGATGGTTTTTTCTTGACAAATGCTGCCTGTGGATAACTTTGAGTTTGAAAATCCTTTTGGTAAACTTGTGGCTCCCCTCCGCCTCGCGTCGCCCCCCAATTTCGGGGTATACCCCTCCTTATCGCGTGCGCGTGTGCGCGTATAAATGGCAAAAAAACCCTCGGCACTATCCATAAGTCATTGATTTTAAAGGGAAAAGGGTGGGGCATAGGTCAAGGAAACGGGCGCGTAGGTGAGTGAGCACTATGGCTGAGAGCCCCATTCTACATAGGCTGAGCACTGATTGGCGCGTGGCTTGTGGCGTGTGTTGTGTGCTATATCACGTGGGCGCGTGCGTGGGTAGATGTGCGGATTGTGGCAAGTGTTGAATG